CTAGGGTGAAGGTGGTCTGTATCTCTAGTTTCTTCACGAACATTACGATCTTTTAGGATCTGCATTGCCACAGTTGGAAGCACACGACCATTCATAGTCAACAACTTCTTGTAATCATGCATCTCACTCATCAATCATCTCCAAGAAATCGTCTTCTGGTATAACAACATATCGTCTACCACCAATATCAAACTGCAATATAGGAACTCTTTCTTCAATAATTGCACGTTCACGCAACTCAACAAGGTCAAGAGCCTTGATAGTTATCTGAGTTAATCCTGTTGTGAGTTTGTTTTCGATGAGGAAGTTTTCCGCACGAACATCATTTTTGCGAAGCCAACCAGCACCAGAGCGAGCATTACGAGATCCCTTATACGAATTAGCGGTTCGCTTTTCTTGTTTAACAGACGCTTTGTTAATGTTTCTTCTGTCATCGGCTGGATCTTTTCCTATAACCTTCACCGTGCCACACCGTAATGTGCTTCAACTTTGGCAATTAGAACTTTTTGCATGTCAAGGTCTTCACGAAATGCATCAAGCATTTTGTCCTTACCCTGCCAACGACCCTCACCAAATGAATAATAAGCACCAGCACGGGTAATAACATCAATAGCAATACCGATGTTTATCATGTCTTTAAGCGTGTCGTAGTCACCTTTTTCAAACCCTTGTGTTTGGGCAAAATAGAAATCAATAACAGCGCTTTGATTAGGGCGGTAAGTCTTGTTCTTAAGTGTTCTGGCCTTGATAGTTTGCCCAACTACTTCGTCTTTGTCTTTCAACCACTCATCACGCTTTACCTCAACACGGCAGAAGTAAGCAAAGTTCTTTGCCAATCCACCTGGGGTTGTGCGTGGGTCACCCCACATCACACCAATCTTTTGTCTCCATTGGTTAATCATCAAACCAGTACAAACACGTTCTTCTGTAATAAGCGAACGCTTTTGAGCCTCTGAAGACTTACGAAAGAACTTAGACGTAAGACGAGCACCAAGACCCACGGTGAACTCTTCCATTGTCTTTTCAGATTCATCACCAGGAACAAGCGCAGGTAGGGAGTCAATAACGATCATGTCAGCAGCACGGTTAGACATAACATTAATTACAAGGTTGTAAGCATGCTCCATAATGTTGGTTTCAACAATCCACAATCGCTCAAGATCAACACCAATTGACTCTGCATACTCAGGAACAAACTCTTCAGCAGCAACCCACAAACAAATAAAGTCTGGGTTCAATGCTTGGTTAGTTGCAATGGTCTTAAATGCAAGTGCAGTCTTACCAGATGATTCTTCACCAATGATTTCACTCCACTGGTTTACAGGCCAACCACCACCAAGCATGAGGTCGTACGACAATATGCCAGTAGAGATTCGATCTAATTTGCCACGGGTCTCACTACCCTTAACAATTGTTCCTGCACCGTATTGCTTGTTAACCGAATTAATGATTGAAGACAAACTGTCCCAATTGTTTTCCACTTATTCTCCTATACCCAGTTGGCTTGTTCACCTTGATCATACAGGGAATTCCACCCACATTCAAAGCATCTTGGGGCAGGAACTTTTCCACCTGCTGATGCATTTGATCTACTAAATACGTTGTTACTCCCACATCGTGGACAAGATTGATTACCATCTACACGATGTGCTTCACCACCACGCCATGATCTAATTGCTGTACCCATATCAGTTTGTCCATTAGGATCAACCTGTTGAGACACGTGTGTTTGGTGTTGCAATGGTGATTGCATAACACGTTCTTGTGCTTGCTGTTGTAGTGCAGGCAAAACTACACGCTCTGTAGGAAGTGACCTACGCTCCTCTTGGGGTGCGTTGTTTAATTTTCTATCCCACCAACTGCTCATTATTGTTTCCTTAGTCTAACGGAGAGATTATTACAATCATTTCGTTTTCTAATAACTTTTGAATCAATGCCATCCCAAAAGAAACCAACACTGCTTTAGATCCTTCAATAGCAGCCATTGGTGGCATCTCTTCTCCATCCATATTAGTAGATAATATCTCTGTAAACCACTCAACTGACTCAGAAATCTCATCAAAAACACCAAATTCATGTAGCAAATCCCACTGTGAATCTATTTGAATCTGTTCTAATTCTTGAACATCTTTAGAAGGTGGTGTAAGACCTAACTTCTGGGCAAACCCTTGACCTGAAGGTAATGAAAGCATAAGACAGAAGTTTCTTTTCTCCGTAATGTTATTCATTTGCCTTTTGCCTCCGACCAGTTCGTTGCTGCATGACAGGACACTTTAAGTGTCACCCCCATAATACTCCTGTCGTGACCCATAGCAGAAACTAACGTAGACATTGCAGAGTTTTCGTCTTCTTCTGGGGCAACCGCTACAAGTTCGTCATGAATTTGTACAAGCATCTTCGCCTGAGTACCCATGAAAGCGTTTGATACGTCAATCATAGCCTGCTTACAGATGTCTGCGGCACTTCCTTGAATAATAGCGTTGATGGCTTGGCGCTGTGCTCGTGATTGAGTAAAAGAATCTTTGGACAAAAGTTCTGGAAGTCTTCTTCTCCGACCACTAATCGTTGACACATACCCAATTTTTACTGCTTTAGTAATTGCAATCTGTTTCCATCTAGTTAGACCAGAGAAACTCTTATAGTAGTTATCAAGAATTGACATGGCATGCTCTTCCTCAATACCAGTCTGTACTGCAAGTTTTTTATGACCACCACCGTACGCAGTGAGAAAGTTAACACCCTTACCAATCTGACGTTCTTCTGATGTCACTTCTTCCAAAGGCTTTTTAAATACAGCAGCAGCAGTTGCAGCGTGAATGTCCTCGTTATGTTTAAAGATGTGCAAAAGCCTTTCATCCTGGCTAAACATAGCCATGACTCTCAACTCGATCTGGTCGTAGTCAGCCACGAGCATTGTGTACCCATCTGGTGGGACAAACAAACTGCGGATAGTTGAGTCTCGTGGAATGTTCTGTAAGTTTGGGTTAGATGAGGATAAGCGACCTGTGGCAGCACGATGCATGTTAAATGACGGGTGCAACTTACCGTTGTTTAATTTAGGTATAAGTCCATCAACATAGGTTGACTTCATCTTTCCAAGTTCCGACCACTGCAACAACATAGGAATCAACGGATGCTTGTCTTTAAGTTTGTCAAGAGCATCGGCATCAACTGATGGTGCTCCACTTGCAGTTTTCTTTGATGGTTTGAGTCCTAACCCACCCTGTCGTTTTCCTGTAAACAAGTACGTTTGTTTATCTTTATTTGAATCAGGGTTAAACCCTGCGTATGAATTGTCCACGATATCAAGTAGGCACTCACGCATCTTTCCATCTAGTTCTTTTCTAAGAAGTTTCAAAGAAGCAGTGTTTACCGTAATGCCCTCATCTTCCATCTCCATGATTACCCGAAGGACATCTGACTCCTGTTGAATAGCAGGTTGTATGGACTCGATAAGGTTTAACTTAGAACGCAACTTAGTGTAAAGCATCCATGTCCAACGAGCATCTAGGTGAACATACTTCGCAGCAGAACTAAAGGGAACAGTATTAATAACAGCGCCAAGTTTTCCTTCTTTAGCGTAGGCATCATGCCCACCAAAGTTCTGGGCAATTAAGTTAGTTAATGAAAATGATTGAGAGTTTTCATTCTCTAGGTGTTGGAGAATCATTGTGTCCATGTACGGACCCGGTGGTAGTTCACCGTAATACTTGCGAATAGAGCGAGCATCAAACTTTACGTTGTGACCAATCTTTGTAAGGTTGCTAAAGAATATTGGTCGTAGTGCTTCAAACACTTCATAACGGGATAATTGTTCTGGTGGTTCAGAATACACACCAGGAATTACATACTTGGCTTTTGCCATTGACTCTTTACCATTTGCGGTTATCTTACGATACCCCTCTGGTGGAATTGTCGTACCATCACCACGTTCTTCAGGAACAATTATTTCACCAAGTAAATGGCCCATAGGTATAGCCCATGAGCGACCGTAGGTGGCAATACCAATCCAAAAGACTTCATTGCGTAACGGATCTAGTGCTAGTTCTTTGAGATAGCGTTGGCGAATTGCTTCTGTTGATGATGCAACAATTGAATCCGCAGGGTTCTTAAGCGTTGCGATGTGATCTTTACACTCTTTTAAAAAAAGTGTATTGATGTCATCATGGCGCTCAATAACCCCACGGGACTCAATGTCAAAGGCAAACTCCCCTGCCTTTGTAACTACCTCAACAATTTCTTGCAACTCTTCAACGGTGTGTACCGTCTGTTGCATGATGACTATTGAGCGTCAAGTAATTCTGTTGCTACTTCTAGCAACTCAGTGCGTGTAGGAATCTTGATGATGCTTGGATCATAAACGTTGTTCATCAGGAACTTCATGTTGTCCTCATTGAACGCTGTCAAATTCCATTCCTCAAGGTCACGCTCACGTACCATCTGCAAGATGGTTTGTGTTTGTGCGCCCTTACCAGTCTTAGACACTGCCCAGTAATTCTTGGACAGAGGTCCTTGACGTGGGTCAAGATGGAAGTTCTTCAGTTGGTCAATCAAACGAACACCAACTTCAAAGGACTTAACCAGTGGCTCTTCATCATTGCTAAGAATTGCAATGTTGAATGCAAACTTTGTACTTGGGCGATTACCTGCATCACACAGTGGGCAACCGTTTGGGTCTTCATGCAAGCAAACAAACGACTTTTGGCCTTGGCGACCATCAATCCAGTGTGTGCGGAACGATGCGTATGGCTCGTCTTCAAGGAACTTGATTACTTGTGTATCTTCAGTTACCTTGAAGCGTTGTGCATACGGTGATGCTGCTTCTTGGACACGATCTGCTGCACCCCAACCACGCTTAATTGCTCGTGCTGTAGGTGCTTCAGTTGCATCTGTTTGCTTTGCTGTGATTTCTGTTTTCTGAGGAGAAGCAATTTCTTGCTCGTCATCTTCAAATTCGTCATATCGGTTTGACATGCTGTACCTTACTCTTTCGTGTGTTTAGTTTGACCAGTGTGTTTGTATATATTTTTTGAAGCCTACCCAATCTGCACCTTTTTCTCGACCATTACCTTCGAGTCCAAAATGTTTAACTGAGTAGATCAACAACTCTACCTGACTTCGGCTGTAAAGCCTACGCCCTTTTGCAGGTTTTCCAGGAATTTGATCTCCTTCAGGAGGGGCAGTACGAAACCTTGGGGTAGGAATTAATCCCTTGTTTTCCCATTGACGTATCGTATCTGTCCTCCTACCTAGCACTTTAGCGACCTGACCAACTGTATAGAAGGCGGTCTTTTCCCCACGCACTTGGTAGTACGTTGCGTGAAGAAATTCAAAGGGGTCTTCTTCCTT